TCCATTCCCGCCGGTTCCGGCAGGTGCCAGTCCTCCGCACGGACCTGGAAAGCGTCGCCCAGCTGCACGGTGTCCGGGAAATTGTGCTGGGTGGTCTGTACGGCGTATTTGTCAATCTCGGTTGCATAGTAGGCGGTGATCTCCGCGCCCAGCTTGTCCAGCGCGATATGGCCGCAGCTCATACCGTCGTACATAGAAAGCACTTCCACCGGCTCCTCCGTCAGTCCGGTAAAATGGCTCATAATGTGGGCAATCACGTCCACGGTCCAGCCGTTGCCCAGCATTTTATACGCCTGGGTGTCGCTGACGGGAAAGGCGTATGTGTCCGGCACGGTCTGGAGGCGTTTACATTCCGTCACGGTCAGCTTGCGAATGATGTAAAATCCGTCTGCCAGTTTAATGGGGTATGTCTTTCCTTTGATGGTGATCCGCCCGCCGCGAACCTCGTAAACTGGGATTTCTTTTCCGCCTGCCGCCTTAATTACAAACTGCCCTTTCCCGTCCGGGATAACGGGCACGGCATACAGGCCGGTGGCCGCACCGTCGGCCCCGCCGCCGTTCGGCCTTGCCTGCAAGGAAACGCTCTTGCCGTCCGTGCTGTAAATGCGGCGGCTTTGGCTGGTGCCCAGTTCGCCGTCCTTGTTCGGCATGGCGCCGACGCGGACGGGGACGGCGATCATATTGTCTTTTTCCACGGTTGACAGGCAATTTGTTTTGCTCGGATCCTCGTTTACCTCGAAACGCTGGATCCGCTCGATCTCCTCGTTGTAATCGTCGCGGTGCCCCTGCTCGTTGATCCTGCGCCCCACGACGCGCCCAGCCACAGGGACGGCATAAAGCCCGGTTTTTGCGCCCAGGCCGCCGCCATTCCCGCAGAGGGTTACGCTTTTGGCGTCCGGGCTGTAAACACGGTATTGCTGGCTGTCAAAAGTCTGGTTCTTTGCGTCGTTCTCAATAGTTCCGATCCTCACCGGCTCCACCAGAACGTTATATGGGACGCCCTTGTGGGTGTTCGCCGTCACGCAGGCACTTTTTTCCTGCGTTGCGTCGTGGAAATAATCGAAATCAAAATGGTTCCGCCCGCCCTTGGTTTCGCGCACCATATAATCCATTTCTTTTTCGGTCAGCGGCTTAATGGCAACAGGTTCCGCCGCACCATTCCGCTGGTGCCTGGAAACCATGTCGTCCGCCGTGGTTCCGCCAGTTGTGGACAGCAGGGCATACCCTTTTTCTTTCCAGCAGACGCCGCTTTCCAGAATGTCGCGCAGGAGGATCCCGCGGTCCTCCGGCTGCTCCACCGCCACCTGGCTGTATGTGCCGCCCGGGTTTCGTCTGCCCACCCAATACAGGCGCTGGCGGTTTTGTGCGCTCACCAGGGCGCTGTTAATCAGGACAGGCTCCACGCCTAACTCCGCCGTGATCTGCGCCCGGATAGCGGGCGACATACTTTTATTGTTTTCGTACAGGAAAAAATCCGGCTGGTACTTATCCCGTGCAATACGGTAATTTAAGAACAGTTCCCAGCCTATGCCGCTGGCTTCGGTTTCGCGGTTCTTGGTCTGCGCGATACTCCAATGGGTGCAGGGGCTTCCGCCGATCAATATTTTCATTTCCCCGCCTCCAATTTCTCCGCCAGGTCCTCAATGGTTGCCGCCGCTTCCTCCAGTTCCGTGGCCAGAATATCCCGGCAAAAACGGTTCCGCTGGTGCATGGCCTCCAGGCGGAGGTCTGCGGCCTGCCGCTTATATGGGTTCGTGCTGTCTGTCTTAACCGGGCCGTTGCCGGTGTATGCCCGTTTCAGCCACCAGGTAGGGTTATTCCGTTCAGCCTGGTGGGCGCAGTTTTCAGCGTCGCAGTTCTCCGCGTCGCAGCTGTCACAAAATACCCGGTGGAAATCATCGTCCCACGGACCGGACAGGATAGGGAGGGCGCCCAGGAAATCCCCCAGGGCCTCCGGGGAGGCCGTGATCCTTTCAAAGTTGTTCACCGTCCGGCCTCCTCTTTGTGGAGGTCCACACCCTCCAGCGCGTTCCACACGGCCCGCTCCCATTCCTTTGCCCAGCCGGAACAGGCTTTCCGTACTGCGTTAATCACCACAGCCTCGCCGTCGGCCTCCCACAGCAGGCGATTCCTGTCGATCACGTCCGCGCCGATATGCTCCGCCGGATCCCGCTCGATCATGTCCACCAGGTACAGGGGAACGCCCCAGCAGGCACCGCCGCCAGGCGGCTGGTAAATCTGGAACCCCTGCATAATCACCGGCACCATGGTGACCTCCTCGCCGCGGTCACCGCCGCGCCAGTGGTCCATATCGTCCGCCGCCGTTTCTCTCAAAACCAGCTGCGGCTCCGTGTCCTTAATGATCGACGTGGGCATATCTCGCTCCGGGATCATGCCCATGTGTTCCACGATGGTGGCCAGCACCTTGCGCGGCAGCAGGGCGCGGTTGGCCATGGCGAACCAGTGATCCGTGTAAATGGCCACGTCGTTGCCGGTGTTCAGGACGGTGTACCCGCCCGCTTTGTAGGCTCTTTTGATGGCGCGGATCAGCCCGCCCTCGTTAATCAGCATTTGAAACCCTCCTTTTATATAAGGTGCGGCATAGGCACCGGCCTTTCCTCCTTGTCGGCCCTCCACACCTCTGCGTCCCGTATTTCTGTCCAGTCACAGCCCCAAACCTCCGCCGCGTTCAGCAGGGCGGCAAAATTGGAACCGTGCGGCACCACGACGGTGCCATATTTCCGGCTTACCACTCTGGCGCAGCCGCTGGCCTGCCAGCGTTCCCGCCGTGCCCGCTCCGTCACAGACGTTTCATACTTGCGGGCGGCCTCGCGGGTTACACCCCGCCCCAGGCGTTCACCGTACATTCCCATGTTTCCATGGCCTCCTTGACTGCCTTGGAGTAGTCGGTGGAGGTGATCCCGCTGTCCCATGCGCTTCTCGCGCCGCCCTCGCCCATGTTGTAGGCCATGGCGGCCTTTTCGACGCTGCCATACTTGGCCAGATACAGGCCCAGCTTGTAGCAGCCGCCCGCGATATTCCCGGAGGTGGTGGTGGGGTCCAGCCCCGTGGCCGCCTGGATCTCCGCATGGTAGGAACCGCCGGGACCGGGGTTTAACTGCATGATCCCCACCTCACCAGAGGCGCCCACGGCGTCCATGTCGAAATTGCTTTCCGTCTGTGCCACCGCCAGGGCCAGAGGATAGGGGCAGCCGTATTCCTCGCAGTACGTCCTCATGTAGTCCTGCCATTCGTAGGGCATAGGAACCGCTAGGGAGAAATAGCCCTGCGCCAGCAGCGCCTCCTCGATCTTTTCCGTTTCCTGCGGGTCCTCCATGTATTCCTCCTCCGCCGCGGTGAACAGCAATTCCGTGGGCAGGATTGCCGCCGGGGCCGCCGACGCTTCCGGTGCGGCAGGTTCCGCCGCCGGTTCCTCGCTGTACGCCTTGGCCACCATGACCACGCAGACGGCAACGAACAGCGCCAGGGCGATAAAGGCCAGAACCTTGTTGCGTCGGCGGGCTTTGCGCTCCCGCTCCGCCGCGCGGGCGGTTCTGCGCTCCTTGGCCGCCTTGATCTCCGCCGCGGCCTGTTTCAACTCACGGGCGGACACCGCCGCCCGGTAAACGGCCAGGTCGTCCTCCACGGCAGAGATCCGCACCCCCTGGGTGGTCTGCTCGGTGGTGATGGCCGCCACGTCCTGCTCCAACTTGTCCACGCGCCGCTCCATGCGGCGGGCGTATTTTTCGCCTTTCTGGCTCATTTCTTCGTTACCTCCTTTTTTCTGGTGGCCCGCCCGGTCACCTCATAGGTGATACCGAACCGGCGGCGTCCGCACTCCGAACAGGTGATTTTCTCACACCTCTGCGCGACGGGTTTTACAGTCTTACCCCTGGCCGCCAGATCGACGGCGCAGGGCTTACATAACAGTTTTGTCATTCGTCCGTGCCCCTTTCGTCAATATGGGCGGCGCACATATCAGCCTCATGCAGCCGCCACACCCATGGCGTTGCGTCCATGGCCGCGGACAGGTCCCGCAGGTCTGTGCGGGCCGCCGTGTCATAGGCTCCCATGTGCCAGCGGATTGCCAGGGCTTCGTGATCCTCCAGGCGGATAAAGCGGGCGATCTGGTACAGGCTCTTTTCTCCGTGCCCCAGCGGGAGGGGATCCCGGAACGTATAGCCCAGGTAATCCTCCCACACGCCCGTTTCCGGGTTCCTGCGTCGCTTGGTTTCGGCGTGGTACACGCCAGCCTTGCACACGTCATGCAGCAGCCCCAGGATCGCCACGGTTTCCTCCTCCTGCTCGGAGAG